CGTCGACGTCGCCCTGTGCGAGCTTGCCGATGCGCTTGCGCCGGGCCTCGCCGGCAGCGCCGGACAGCTCGTCCTGCACGGCGGCGATCTTGCGTTCGAACTGGGCGAACGACTGCGCCATGGCTACGGGGTGATGTCCCTGACAACGGCGCCGGAAGTCGGGAACGAAAGCGACTTGCCGGCGAGGTCGCCAACGGCGCCACCGATCGCGTGCGACGTCACCAGCACGCTGCCCTGATACTCGGGATTGCTCGCGCCGGTCGTGCCCGACACGGGCTTGAGCGTGAACGCGACGACGGTGCCGAGCAGCGCCCACAGTTCCTCGTCGATGTCGTTGTCGGCCACGTTGTCGTGGAACTCGAACGACAAGGTGCCCGACTTCAGGCCGCCGATGTACTCCACCCACCCGGCCGAAGCGAAATCGGTCGAGTCGAGCTGCGCGGCATCGACGACGAGCGTCGCCTGCTTGCAGGTATCGGAGTAGTCGACCGCGTTGAGCGTGACCACCTGTGCAGTGAGGGCAAACAGAGCCATGATGTGTTCCTACTTTCGGGGGATGGTGGTCAAAGCACGCCAGCGGAAACCGCAAAGGCAAAAACGGGGGTGGTGCCGGAGATGGTGTAGGAGATGCGCCAGTAGTCATCGGTGACAGCACCGGCCACCGAACCCCACTGCGCACCGACCGCGTTCGCGGCAGTGAACGAGATGCGAGTGGTCGGCGTCGTAAATCCGGCGTTGTCGTCGGACTGCACGATCACGGTCAACGACGGCGTGGTGCCCGACACGGACAGCACATGCAGCGCCGCGTACATCGATTTTCCGGCGACCACCGCGCCCAGCTGGCGGCCGGTGCCCGTCGACGAGGACGAGCGCGATGCCGAGCCGGGGTGAATCAGCGAGCCGCGCACGATGCCACCCGTCGAGTTGCCCGACAGTGCAGCCATCGCCAGATCACCCACCGGCGACATGGACGGCGTGTAGCTGCCGGTCGAGTTGCGGAACAAGTACGCGAACGACCCGTCAGCCGAGCGGGTACACACGGTGACCGGGGTTCCCGACACGCCCAACTCGGCGAACATGGTTTCGTCGATCGACCCGGCGGCAAGGTTCTGCATCAGCGACATGTCGAACGTGCCCGAGCGCACGCCGCCGGCCAGCTCGGTCCACCCGTCAGGCGTTGACATCGGGGTGATGTCGAGCGGGGCGACCTGTGTGCGCATGTCCACGTTCTTGCCGTGTGTCGCCACCTCCAGGCCACCGACGAGGATGCTCATGTCGTGCCAGTAGTCGATGGCCATCAGACCGCCTCGCCTTCGATGGTGGGGATGATGACGGCGCCGGCCGGGAGGGTTACGATCTCAGGGCCGTGCTCGCCGACGGCGGCCGGCGCAGGCTTCGCGCCGCCGCCAGGCTTGAACTTGCGCACGACCGGCTTCGGCTTCAGCTCGGGCTCGGCGTCGGCCACCGGCTCGAACAGGCCGAGGTCGGTCACGAACGGCGAGTCGTCCGCCCACAGCGAACCCTCAGGGATCGTGCCGAACGTGGGCACCTCGTGTGATTGCGTGCAGCGCAGCATCAGCTACCTCCTGGCCAGGATCGTGAGAGCGAGCGACGATGACAGCCACTCGCGCGCCGTGCCATCAGCCGGGGCGAACCAACCGGGGCGGGTCGCACCATCGATCTGCAACGTCTGAATCACACCGGCCAGCGTCGGGTCGGCGAGCAGCGCATCGACCACGCTCTCGGCGTTACCGGCAGACAGGAATAGGTCCATCTTGCGGGCGGCGTCGATCTGCCCACCACCGACACGCAACTCCAACGTCAGGCCGATCTCACACAGCGCACCATTGCCACCCGTCGTGGTCGTGCCGAACGACCGGTGATAGTTGACGTAGTTGCCATCCTCACCGGCGCGGGGCAGCACGAGTAGCGCATCGAGCTCGGGCGAGTCGGGCGGGTACCCGTACGCGTTGACCCGCTGCTCCGACGACTCCAGCACGGTGCCGACACAGGTGGCGACGGCGTCGCGGATGTCGGCGATCGACAGGCCCATCAGACCGGACCGCCCGCACGGCTGCGCACCAGCTTGGCACCGTTGAGCAGCATCGTCACCGACGCGTTCTCACGCACTCGCACCGCACCGAAGTCGGCGAACCCGGCGACACCGTTGCGGATGTCCTTGTTGTCGAGGATGTCGGCGCTGAGGATCTTCACCGCCTCCGTGTACGCGGCAGGGATCGCGGCCCAGCCGAACGTTGCGGTGACCGACACTGACGCCTCACCCTTGTACGTCTGCGCCCAGGTGGTGCCGAACAGGCGGATGCGCGAGTACGGCACCGCCATGCCGGCGGCGTTGATCCCGTTCACTGGCTCGAGCTGATAGCCGGTGGCGGCGATCGTGCTGCCGCTGTTGGCGACCACGGTCACCGCGGTTGCGTCGTCGATCTCGATCGTCTCGGACCGATCCGACGTCGGCGCGAAGATGCGGGTTGTCGACGCACTGGCGACTACGAACGCGCGACCGCAGTGCCCGGCAATCGCCTGCTCGGCAGCGTCGATCGCAGCCTGCACCACAGGGTCGGGCGGCTCAGTTGGGGCGCCCTTCCAGAGGCGCCATGCGGCCACGGTCAGGTTCGACATCAGCCCCGGCGGCCCTTCGGCTTCGCAGGCACAGCCGTCTCCACCGCAGGCGACAATGCCTCCGGCACCTCCACCACGGCAGGCGCAGGATCAGCACCGAGCGCCTTGATGGCAGCGTCGACGGCCTTCACCCGGTCGGCCAGACCGCGGCGGACGTAGCCGACGCGCTCAGCCTGGAGTGCAGCCATGTCGCTCATGAGACGAGCACGTACGGCATGATCGCCGTGGTCGTCGGGGTCGCGATCGTGGCCGGGGCCACAGCACCGACGGCCGAGCCGTGCGACTGCACCAGGATCGGCATGTTGGTGATCAGCGCACCGGCGAGGGCGGCGTTGCCGAGGTCGAGTGAGCGCAGCGTCGGGATGGTGCCAGCGGTGAAACTGATCCCGACGTAGTACAGGCCGGGCGTGGTGACCGTGTACGGGGCGGTCAGGGCGACCGTGTACTTGGTGTTCGCTGCGCGGGCGGTCGAGCCGAAGTCGGCGGTCTGCACCAGCTTCGCGCCGGCAGGGTCACGCAGCACGGCGTAGCCAGCGGTTGGGGTACCCGCTGCGGTCGTTGCGGTCACGAAGGTGATGTTGGTCACCACGTCGCCGGCATTGAGCGGGATGGCGACGGACAGCTCGACGCCGGTCGCGGCGATCGCACCGTTGGTGCCAGCGTTGATGCGGGGCACCGATTCCTGGCAGGTTGCGTTCGTGAACGAACCCTGCCGCAGGTAATCGTCGTTGTAGAGGTTGCCGTTCTGCTTGGTCATGGCGGGGTCCTTTCGAGAGGGGGAATTGCGAGGGGACACCGGGGGCGAGTTTCGGCTCGCCCCCGGTGTCAGAACGGCAGGGGCTAGTTGCCCCCACCTTTTAGAACGCCGGAGCGGCCAGGCCGGTGCCAGTGATGTCGCCGGTTGCCGAGGTGTAGCGGCCAGCGGTGAACGCCGAGTAGCCGTAGACCACGAACTTGACCAGCAGGTTGCCGGCGCCGGTCTGCTCGGCACGGATCAACAGCGGCGCGCTCGGGTCTTCCCACAGGAAGCACTCGTTGGCGTTGACGCCGTAGATCGCATCTTCGGTGCCGGCGCCCAGGGTGGTCTCGATGTTGCGGTCGAGCACGACGCCTGCGCCGAGGTAGCCTCGGCCGCCGCCCATGTAGCTGGTGTCACCGACGGTGCCGACCTGCTGCACACCGGCGTTGCCGACGGTGACGAGCGGGAAGGTCGAACCGAGCTGCGACGCCAGCCACCACCACCGGCGGGTGTGCATCACGAAGTGCGTCATGTCGTCGACGCCGGAGCTGATCTGCTGGAGCAGGTCGGCCATCTTCGGGTGCAGTTCCGCAGCAGTCGGCGATGCGTCGGTGTACGTGACAGCGATGTTGCTGGTCGTGTTCTTGACGCCGAGGTGCGTGCCCGAGGTGCCGTCGGCCACGAGGATCTGGCGGTCGAGTTCCTCGTGGTAGGCGCCGATCAGGTCTTCGATGATCACGCTGTCACCACCGGTGGTGCGGTCGAGCACCTGACGGGAGAGGTCCTGCTGGCCGGAGATGGTGCGCACGTTGATCGTCAACAGCGTGTCGTCGGCGTCGGTCTCCTGCACGGCGCCCGCTTCCGATGCCTGGGCAGCGGCGGCGGTACCCGTGGTGATCCGCGAGATGTTCACGGTCATGCCCTGAGCGGGCAGCGGCACGGCACGGCAGATGTCGGCGAAGGGCCGCTTGTTGCGGATCTTCGGGGCCACCAGCTCTGTGAGGTACTGCGGCACGGTGAGCCCGGCGAACGCCGAGGTGCCGATGTCGCGCTGTTCGATGCCGGGCATGTAGTCGGCCCGCTCGACGCGCTCCTCCTGCATGTGGCGGTCGAGACGCTGCATCGCGCCGAAGTCGCCGTAGGTGCGGGCTGCGACGTCGCGCAGGAAGCCGACGCCACCGCGGTCGTTCTCCTTGGAGTACGTGCGGGCCTCCGACTTGACGCTCACGCGCCCGGTCGGGGCCTTGGCGGCGGCTTCGTAGCGGCGCTCTTCCATCGCTGCCAGTTCGGCCACGCGAGCCTGCACGGCGGCGATGGACTCGGGGTACTTCGGGTCGGCCGGATCGGTGACGTCGAGGGCGTTGACCCTGGCGCGGGCTTCGGTGAACGCAGTCGTCTCGGCGTCGGTCAGGTCGGAGCGACCTTCAGCGGCGGGAACAGCGAGGATCGCATCGACTTCGGCCTTGGCCGCGGTGCGCTCGTCGATCTTGGTCTGCAGCTTGGTGCGCAGAACGGTGAGGAAATCGGACATGGGATGTGCTCCTTGTGGAGGTCGTGAGGGTGTTGGGTTCACGGCGTG